GTCGAGTATTCCAAGAAGAATGTGAAAATTTCACAAAAAGGGATTGAGAAGCGCCTTGAAAATTATAAGGACTTTGAGATCACAGCTGAAATTTCACATATCGAAGATGTGTGTGATGTTATTGGTGCGAGGTATCTTTCACAAATGAAGAGGATACCACAGCGCCTGAGCTATCATACTGCGGTATTTGGCGAACCTGGGCAAGTGGTTGCTACCAATTTCTCAACGTCCGCTGGTATTCCTTTGACTGGGACCGAGTTGGACAAGCGATATTGGCGCCATCCTGATGGTAGTCCTAATATTAAGGTTTTAGATCAGATTCGGGTTTACCTGAATCAAGCCTTGGTTGATATTATGCGCGGAGTTTGGCCTAATTTTATATTCAAGATCTTCCCAAAGGATGAGACTTTACCTGTGGAAGACGTGGATGTAAAACAAAAAGTCCGAACTATAAATGGAGGACCCATTATATTTATTCTGTTGCAGAAAATGTATTTTGGTGATCTCTGCGCTCTTATAGAGCAGAGGCCTTTGGAGTTCAATACTCTTATAGGCCTAGATATGAATTCCATGGATGGGCATTCTCTTGTTTTGAGATTGCTAGAAGTGAACCCAGAGAGGGATTCACTTTTTGGTGGCGATATATCTAAATTTGAATTCCGTCAGCGGGCAGAAGTGTCAACTGCGGTGTTTGATCGAGTTATTGAGCCATTATATGCGAATGCTTCACCCGAGGAACGTGTTATTAGACGTAATCTCTGGGAGATGGGTATTACGACTGTTAATGCGTTTGGTGATAAACTTTATTTGGTGCATGGTCCTCGTGCGTCAGGTGAGTATATGACGTCCTTGGGAAACACTATCTACGTACAAGTAGCTCTAGTGTATTCTTATTATAAGGCCTGTGGCTTTGTGAGAACGATTTTGCCGACTTTTTATCTCCACGTTTACTGTGTCTCTGTTGGTGATGACAACATAGGCGCTGTTTCACGTGAGGTGAGATATTGGTTTAATCAGGTGGCCATAAGGGATGGTATGCAGGATCTTGGTCTTGCTTATACTGATCCTAATAAGGGTGAAATTATCGACCCTTTTATGAAGCTTGATGACATCGTTATGTTGCAATGTCAACCTCGGTATGATCCTTTATTGGGTCGCTGGGTTTGGTATCAGAAGCTCCAGACGGTTCTTGAAATGGCTCAGTGGACTAAGAAAATCCACAAGAGGCCTGATAAGACCATCTGGGCTAGTAATGTACTCGATAGTCTTCGGAAACTTTGTCTACACCCTAAATCGGTGTGGGATGAATATGTTCCGAAGTATCAACGAATGGTTGCTGGTTATCATATAGAAGTTCCTACTTGGGACTACTATGGTATGCAGAAAATTGTTCTTGACGAGGCTTATATGGGCGTCACTTTTAGGAATGAAATTGACGCCGAACAGGGAGAATTCCAGCATGGGCCTCCAGTTCGACATCGTAAGGGTGAAAAGATCGCTTATGATGGATTTTTGGTTATGTTCAATTTGGTTCTGGTGGTATTATTTGGTTATTTTGTTTGGCCGTATTTACCACAATTTGGAACTATTTTGAGTTGGTATCTTTATTCGTGCTGGTTTCTTTTTGTTAATTGTTTTATTGCTGGTTTCTGGTGGAAACTGGTATGGGGTTAGACCCCACGTCCTCCTATGACGTTAAACTGGGCGTTCTGCATAACGAAATATCGTGGTACCAAAAGCTGTATGCGCTGCAAAGGTTAAAATGGAAGCACCGTTAGGAGTAAC